GGTAAAATGAGTTTAACGGTTACTGCAAAAAGAGGACATGATTTAAATAGACAAGCAATAGATATAGTAAACTTTTATGGTGCAAAAGCAAATGCAATGCACGAGAGTGTTGAAAGAAAAACTTTCTCTCAAAAAGTTAAAGAGTCTGTATTAAACTTTAATGTTGAATCTTTACTTGCAGAAGACAATGTAGATGTACTCAGAAGTATAGTAAAAAGAAAATCTGCAAAACCAATAAAATTTAAAGATGGTACTATGACAATTGACATGCAAACTGCAAATATGATGTTAACAGTTTTAGACAAGGTTAAACCTGCTAACCAGAAGAAACTTGCTGCCATGATGAATGGTAAAAAGAGTGAGTTTATGAAAGTTCATGGTTTTGTTATGAAAGCCTTAGGTAAGTAAAGTTTTCTAATGAAAACCTTTAAACATTTTAATGAGATAGCACAAGATGCACTCAACCCACTATTTTCATACGGAGGTGGTAGTACAGGGCCAGGTATGGGTCAGTACGAACCTATTGTAGACCTCAATGCTAAAAAAGAATTTTTAGGACAAGTTAAATCATTAAATCTTAAAGGTGATACTAAAAAAATTAAAAAATCAGATTTAGATCAAATAGAAAGATATGCAGATAAAATATTTGGTGTTGTAGGTATTGACGTAGAATTTACAAGACATTTTCTAGATAGATTAAATGATGCAAGAAATCAAAGACAAATCACATATGCTGAACTCACACGTCTGTTCAAACAATCCTATAAAAAATATGGTAAGAAAATATCAAAACTTGGTGATGACGCACAGGCTGTTATCAATGATATGAAAACAGATATTAATATGCCGTTTGTATTGAATAAAAATAAACGTGGTGAACTAGAACTTGTTGCAAAAACTATAATGAGAAAGAAGAATTTCTCAACCTCAAATCAAAAACTATCTTTTGAAACATACAGTAAACCAACTGAATAAGGATAATTGTTATGCTTAAAATATATATGTTAATTTTTGTATTGGGTATAATTGGTGGAGTAGGGTATGGTGCATATGCTTACTACCAAGATACACAACAAAGAATTGCAACACTACAAACAAACAACGCAAAACTTGAAACAGTTTCAAAACAAAATGAATTAACTGTTAAAAGTTTACAAAAGAATCAAGAGAAATTCGCAACCTTAAATAAAGACTTACAAATGAAACTTAATGAGGCAGAAGAATACGGAGATGATTTGAGAAAGAAGTTACATAAACACAATCTAACTCGTCTAAGTATAAAGAAGCCAGGATTAATAGAGAAAAGGATAAATGATGGAACTAAGAAATTATTTAAGAGTATCGAGTCTCTTACTGCTTTGCCTGCTATTAACTAACTGTGGTTATCTTAGAAAGCCAGAGAAAGAAATAATAGTACAAACAGTAGAGGTTCAAAAAAGAATACCCTTACAGAATCAACCAAAACCTATTGATATGACAGACGTTAAGTTCTATGTTGTAACAGAAAAAAATTATGAAGAATTTAAAGCAAAATTTTCAAAGACAAATGACTCATTTGTATTTTATGCTGTAAGTGTCCATGATTATGAAAACTTTGCGTTAAACTTTGCTGAAATATTTAGATATATAAAACAACAAAAAGAAATTATAATCTATTACGAAAAGGCTGTAACAGATAAACCAGAAGAAAAAATTGAGGAAGAAAAAAAATGAATACATTTTTTGATAAGTGTGAAGAACTAGATTTTGTCAATAGTAATTGGAAATCATATTTCTTTGCAGAATGTTCTAAACTAGCATATCTAAATTCTTTTCCAGCAAAAAAAGAATTTAAAAAGATTGGATTTACAACATATAAATTCTTTGATGTTGAGGGAGCTCAATGTCATATAGCACAAAATAAAGATGTTGTAATTATTGCATTTAGAGGTACAGAACCAAAAGAGTTCTCTGACATTAAAGCAGACTTAAATGCATTTAAAGGAAAATCCAGAACTGAAGGAATGGTTCATAACGGATTTAAAAACGAATTAGACAAACTCTGGGCAGATGTATTAGTATCCTTACAACGAATCGGTAATAGAAAACTATATATTTGTGGTCATTCATTAGGTGCAGCCATGGCAACAATATGTGCATCTAGACTGGAAGAACATTACCCAGAACTATATACCTATGGTTCGCCAAGGGTTGGTGGTAAAGAGTTTGTAAAGAATTGTCTAGTAAATCATAATCGTCACGTAAACAATAACGATATGGTTACTTCAGTACCATTCTGGATTATGGGATTTCGCCATCATGGGGACTTGACATATATCAATTTTTATGGTAATATAAGACAGTTAACGAAATGGCAACGAGTTAAAGACCAATTAAGAGGTCGCTGGGCTGCCATTAAAAAATATCAATTCTTTGATGGAATAAGAGACCACAATATGGGTTCTTACTCCAAATACTTAAAACGAAGGGTTGGTGAATAAGATGTGGTTATGGTTATTATCTAACATAGCAGGAAGTCTGCTTGGTGCAGCTTCTACAAAATATCTCAAGGATACAAAACTTGGAGTCTGGGGATATAAACAATTTGAACTGATATGTGGTTGGGCAGCAAAAAGATACGGAGTTGACTTGTTAGACAAAGAAGGTATAGCATGGAAACGAAAATATCCTAAAGTTGCTGCAAAGATAGATGATTTAGAATCAAGAATAACCAAGTTAGAAAAAAGGAGAAAGTAAATGAACGCAATCGACAAGGTAGGGAAATGGATTATAGGACTGACACACATTAGTGTTATGTTCTTAACATTGGCTATAGTTTGGCAAATGTTATTTGGTTCAGTAGTACCGTTTATCGGTGGTGATGTCGTAGGAAACATTATCGGCATAATTACTCAACTAGGTAACTCGGGATTAGTAGGTCTAATCGCAGTTGCTGTAATCTTTTGGCTGTTTAGACACCAAAAAGATTTTGACTAGGAGTTATCTATGATAAATTGGATAAAAAACAGACTAGTAGAACGCACCTCACTTGATGGTGCGGCTTTAATCGGTGTAGGAATCGTCATCATATTATTTGGTGGTCTTGCACAATATGCTGCGTATGGGGCAATTGCCTACGGTGCGTGGACTCTTTACAAAGAGGAATAGTCTTATGGCAGGGTTAGAAACAGATGTGGTACTTCTTAAAAGAGAAGTTAAGGATATGAAACTTATTCATAATCGTTTAGACACAGCAATTGTGAAAATCACAGATGTTTCTAACTCTATTCATAGAATGTTAGCAGTACACGAAGAAAAACTAAACGCACAAGAAGAAGCAGTCTTTGCTGCTGAAGAACTTATAGAAACAAGACGTTCAGAGTTCTCAAATGAAATCAAAGAATTACACTCACGAATCACAACAAACACAAAAGAGTTGTTAGCTGAGGGTACAAGACAACACAAAGAACATGCAGAAGCAATTCAAAAATTACATAATGATATCAACAAAAGAGTTGGTGTTCTTGAAAAGTGGAGATATGTCCTTATCGGTGGTTCTATCGTAGTAGGATTTGTCTTACATAAAATGATGGATTTCTCTTGACATTACCCACCATTTGTACTATACTAATTGAATGTATATAGAACAAAAATATTTATTAATCGCTTCCTCACAATTACAACAATTTAAAAAAAAAGGTGATTACCTTTATAATTTTAGGTGTCCGTATTGTGGCGATTCGCATAAGAATAAAACTAAAGCTAGAGGATTTATCTTTCGTAAAGATGCGAACTTAATATATAAATGTCATAATTGTTCTAAAGGTGCAAGTTTACAAAACTTGTTAAAACATGTAGATTTAAAAATCTACAATGACTATATAATGGAGAAGTATAAAAAGACAGATGATGTTCCAGATATTGGCATCTTCAAACAACCTAATTTTATGAAAGGAAGCTCCCCCCTCAAATCAATTAAGAAGATATCGTCATTAAGATATGACCATCCTGTTAAACGATTTGTGGAAAAAAGACTCATACCTACTAACGTACACTTTGAGTTATTTTTTGCTCCTAAATTTTATAAATGGGTTAATACAATTATACCTAATAAGTTCTCTAGTTTAGAGAAAGACCATCCAAGACTAGTTATACCATTTTTTGACGAAGACAATAAGATGTTTGCATTACAAGGGAGAGCATTTGGAGCAGAAGAACCTAAATATATTACCATAATTTTAAATCCAGAAAAAGATAAATTATATGGACTTAACAGAGTAGACTGGAACAAAACTGTTTACGTTGTTGAAGGCCCACTAGATAGTCTTTTCCTTGACAACTGTGTTGCAACGGCACAATCTGATTTAAGAATTAAGGGTGATAAGAATGTTGTTTTGATACCAGATAATGAACCTAGAAATAGAGAGATTGTGAAACAAATTGGAAAGTTTATCGACTCTGATTATTCAGTTGTTTTGTGGCCCGAAGATGTAAAAGAAAAAGATATAAATGAGATGATTTTGTCTGGACGGACAAAACAAGATATACAAGAATTAATCAGTAAGAATACCTTTTCTGGTATTAGTGCTAAAACCCAATTTGTTTATTGGAAGAAAGTAAATATAAATGAAAAAAGAAACATATCTAGGTGTACAAATTGACAAAAACAGAGATGAGATTCTCTCAGAGCAGTCAGAAAAATTACTAACTGAATACTATTGTCGTTCAGATGAAACTTCCCCTCAGATGGCATTTGCTAGAGCTGCAAATGCATATTCATATGGTGATAAGAAACTTGCACAAAAAATATATGATGCTGCAAGTAAAGGTTGGTTCATGTTTGCATCACCAGTTTTATCTAATGCACCACTACCAAAAGAAAAAGTTAAAGCATTACCTATCTCATGTTTTCTTACATATGTACCAGACAGTTTAGAGGGTCTAATTGACCATTCAGCAGAGTTACGGTGGTTGTCAGTCAAGGGTGGAGGTGTAGGTGGACATTGGTCTTCAGTTCGCTCTGTATCAGATATTGCACCAGGCCCGATACCATTCTTACACACAGTAGACGCAGATATGATTGCATACAGACAAGGCAAGACACGTAAGGGTTCTTATGCAGCTTACATGGATATATCACACCCAGATATCATGGAGTTTCTACAAATACGAATACCTACTGGAGATGTAGGAAGAAAATGTCTAAACATTCATCACGCAGTAAATGTTACAGATGAATTTATGACAGCAGTAGAAGAAGATAAGACTTGGGATTTAAAAGACCCAAATGATACAACTGTGAGAGAAACTTTTAGTGCTCGTAAGTTGTGGGAGATAGTTCTAGAAACAAGATTTAGAACTGGTGAACCTTACATTAACTTTATTGATACTGCTAATCGTGCATTACCACAAACTATGAAGGACAAAGGTCTTAAAATCAATGGTTCAAATCTGTGTAATGAAATCCATCTACCTACAAATGAAGATAGGACAGCTGTATGTTGTTTATCCTCACTCAATCTAGAAAGATATGATGAGTGGAAAGATACATCTTTAGTAAAAGATTTGATACGTTACTTAGATAATGTACTACAATTCTTTATAGATAATGCTGGTGATGAAATAAGTCGTGCAAGATATTCTGCACAGCAAGAGAGGTCATTAGGATTGGGTGCAATGGGTTTTCATTCCTATCTACAACAACATAGAATTCCTTTTGAATCAGAACTTGCAACATCAATAAATGATGCAATCTTCAAACAGATAAAAGAATATGCTGTTGAAGAAACTGAATTACTTGCAAAAGAAAGAGGTGAATGTGAAGACATGAAGGGTACTGGAAGAAGGAACGCACACTTACTTGCGATTGCTCCTAATGCAAACAGTTCTATGATTGTTAGTTGTTCCCCTTCAATCGAACCTCACAAAGCAAATGCATACACACACAGAACACGAGCTGGTTCTCATCTCATTAAGAATAGGTATCTCAAAGAGGAACTAGAAAACCTCAATATGGAAACCCCAGAAATATGGACTTCAATTATAACAAACGGTGGTTCAGTCCAACACCTAGAATTCTTATCAGACGAAATCAAATCAGTATTCAAAACAGCAATAGAAATCAATCAAAATGTGATAGTACGACTCGCTGGAGATAGACAAAAATACCTCTGTCAGGGTCAATCTCTCAACGTATATTTCCCAGCTGGTGCGTCTAAAAAATACTTACATGAAGTTCACTTCAGAGCATGGAAAGAGGGGTGTAAAGGATTGTATTATCTGAGAACTGAAACATCAAATCGTGCTGAAAATGTTGCAGAAAAAGTTGAATTAAATAAATTAACAGACCTTACAGACATCCAGAAAGAAGAAGATGAATGTATTGCTTGTCAAGGTTAGAAGGAAAAAATAATGTTAGATATTCAGATTTATACAAAGACAGACTGTCCCTTTTGTGTACAAGCAAAACAATGGTTTAACGAACATACTATAGAATATACAGAACACTTAATGAATAATGAAGAAGAGCGTCTTGCTTTTTATCAAAGAATTAATAATGTTTCAGAACAGCTAGGTGTTGGTAGGAATGGTATCAATTCTGTTCCACAGATTTATATGAACAATGAGAGAATTGGTGGATACTCAGAACTTATCAAAGTTCAGGATAAGATACTAAGAGCTCGTGGTGGTGGACTTACAGTTGCATCTCAAACATACAAACCTTTCTATTATGCATGGGCAGTAGACCTTACAGTAAGACATGAGAAGGCCCATTGGATAGAAGATGAGATTGACTTAGGAGAAGATGTAAGTGATTGGAAAACTGGTAAAGTTACAAAGGTAGAAAAAGATTACATTACAAATGTTCTAAGATTGTTTACACAATCAGACGTTGCAGTAGGTCAAAACTATTACGACCAATTCATTCCTAAATTTAAAAACAACGAAGTCAGGAACATGTTAGGTTCATTTGCAAATCGTGAGGGTGTGCATCAAAGAGCCTATGCGTTATTGAATGATACACTAGGATTACCAGACTCAGAATACCATGCGTTTCTAGAATACAAAGAGATGACTAATAAGATTGACTTCATGCAAAAATCAGATAACTCTACACAAAGAGGTCTTGCACTTGCTATGGCTAAGTCTGTATTCAATGAGGGTGTTGCATTGTTTGCTTCTTTTGTTATGTTACTTAACTTCCAAAGAGTTGGTAAGATGAAGGGTATGGGTAAAGTTGTTGAGTGGAGTATTCGTGATGAGTCTATGCATGTTGAAGGAAACTCAAAACTATTCAAAGCATTTATTGCAGAACACCCAAAGTTAGTAGACAATGATTTTAAGAAAGAAATCTATACAATGGCAAAAGACATTGTTAAACTAGAAGATAAGTTTATTGAACTTGCATACGAAATGGGTGATATAGAAGGTTTAACTATGGAAGAAGTAAAGACCTATATAAGGTACATAACTGATAGAAGGTTATTGCAACTTGGATTGAAAACTAACTTCAAAGTAAAGAACAATCCTCTGCCATGGCTAGAGTGGATTCTGAATGGTGCCGACCATACTAACTTTTTTGAAAACAGAGTTACAGAATATGAAGTTGCTGGATTAACAGGTTCTTGGGATAGTGCATATGATTAAACAATTGATTACTTGTGAAAGTTGTGAGGCAGAATTTTCTGTAAAACATAATTTAGACGAAGAATATTATGAAATAACATATTGTATATTTTGTGGTGAAAACATAGAAGAAGATAGTATAATTGATTATGAGGAAGCTAAATGAAAACATCATCAGCAAAACAAAAGGGCCGTAAATTTCAACAATGGGTAAGAGATATACTTATTGAAAGACTAGACATACACCCAGAAGATATAGAGAGTAGGTCAATGGGTGCTGGTGGCGAAGATATAATGATGGCTAGAGATGCCAGAGAAAAATTCCCACTATCAATTGAATGTAAGAACCAACAAGCTTTAAATGTGTGGAAATCCTATGAACAGGCTGAAGCCAATTGTGGAACACATGAACCAGTTTTGTTTATGAAGAGAAATAATCAAAAACCTCTTGTTGTTGTTGATGCCGAGTATTTTGTAAATCTATATAAAAATACTGATAAAGCACCTAAAGATACATAAAACCCCCCTTATCAAACAAATCCCCGAATCAAAATTTTAACACACCTAAATACTTAGATATAAGTATTGAGGAGATAGTCTATGGAAGCATTTAAATTAATTGCAGACTTAGGTTTTTCCATTGCAGCTGTAATTGGTGGTGGATTTTTTATAATCATGTTGTTGAAATATATACTGAATTCTGTAGTGAATAGTGCTAAAACACTTAATGGTATGATATCAGCCCTTGATAACAGAGTGAAAACTATGAACAATGAAATAGTACGACTTGATGCATTGATCTGTCACACATTGGGAGTAAAACCAGACGTAAGAAGAATGTCTGCTGCTGATGGTAAAGAAGACGCAAGGAAAGATTGATGCAAGAGATAGTTGATTTGGTAAACCAGTATGGTGTTCCTACAGTAGTCGCTGTCGGTATGTCATATTTCATATACTACATTTGGAAATTTGTTACAACTGAGATTTTACCTACACTTGGTGCTGCAATGCAAACATTGATTGCCTTGATTGATAGGATACGAATGCTCGACAACGATATGATAAGATTAGATCAGAAGATAAACACGATTATAGAGTTGAATGAACAGGAAAGGGAAAGGCAGAAAGATGAAAAATCTAAATAATAGAACCAAAGCATTTTTGTTGTCTATTACTATTTTTTTAGCACTATGGGCTCATACACAAGTACATGCTACAGATTTGGTGTTTAGATATAAATCACCATCATTTAGTGGTATAGGTACGAGTGCTCATTACTTAACTATTGAGAACCAAGAGTTTACAAGAAAAGCAGAAATAAAATCAAAGAGAATTGCTGAAGAGAAATCAATAGAAGCTGCCAAGAAGAATACAAATTTTGCAAAGTTCTTAGATAATTTTGAATCAAGGATATATGCAGAGTTTTCAAAACAATTAGCAGATGCTATGTTTGGTGAAGCATGTGGAACATCATATGTTGCAAGTGGAGATACAGCTGGTACAGTAGTAGCACCAACTGCACAAGAAGTTGAAGGACACACAGGTGGAACTTCATGTAATGGAACAATGACGTTTAACGGAACAACAATGAAATACACGAAAGATAGTGCAAATGACCAAGTAGTATTACAAATAGATGGGCCAGACGGTAATGAAACAATTACTTTACCTCTTAATGATTTCCAGTTTTAGTTTGTTAGTTGGGTGTGCAACCATTCCTTTAGACCCCCCAACAGTTCAACCTAAAATATTCATTAAGAAATTAGAGGAAATAACGCCACCTAAAGTTAAGGTGCCGATTGCTGTGTATTCGTTCACGGATATGACAGGACAAAGAAAGCCGTCTGAAAACATGGCATTGATAAGTACTGCTGTGACACAAGGTGGACATATTTGGTTAATCCAGTCATTGAAAAATGCTGGTAGGGGTGAATGGTTTCAAGTAGTAGAAAGAGGAGCTCTTGATAATTTAATAAAAGAACGACAGATAATACGACAAACAAGAGAAACATTTGGTGATGAAGATGTAATTTCACCATTATTATTTGCTGGAGTTTTAATAGAGGGTGGTATAGTAGGATACGATACAAATACTATGACTGGTGGATTAGGTGCTAGAATGTTAGGTATCGGTGCATCATCTCAGTTTAGAGAAGATACTGTATCAATAGGTATAAGATTAATATCTGTACAAACTGGAGAAGTATTACTTGCGATTAGTACAGAGAAAACAATATGGAGTGCTCAACAATCTGCTACAGTATTTAAATTTTTAGATGCTGGAACAAAGTTGTTAGAAACAGAAATTGGGTATACAGAGAATGAGTCGGCAACCTATGCAGTAAGAAAAGCAATGGATGCAGCTGTTATGGAATTAATTGAGGAGGGTGAAAGAAAAGGGTTATGGGAATTTAAAGACGTACACACAGTTCCAATGCCACCATGTGATCATAATTTACCGAAGTTACTTAAAAGGGAGAAATGTAAATGAAAATATTCATACTTGTAATTATTATGTTTATTATGACAAGTGTGGTTCATGCTCAAAATGCAGTATATATTAATCAATCTGGTAGTGGTTTAGACTTAGATATTACCTTAGATGGAGATGGAAGTAGTGTTGGTACTTCTAGTGATATAACACAAATTGAGGGTGCAAATTTAGATATTATCGTAGATTTAAAGGGCAGTAATACGATAACTGGTGATATCTATGTTACTGGAGATTCTGCTCGTGGTACTGGTGGTGAGGAATTAAGTTTAACTAATACTGGTACTGGTAATGTTTATACTTTAGCTATTGGTGCTGATGGTGACCTTAGTGTTCAAACTAGTGTTATAGAAAGTAGAGTTGGAAATTCATCTGCTGCTGGAGGAACATCTCTCTATACTGTAGGTACTGCAACAGGTGCTGGTGATTATACTGATATAGATGTAGTATTGACAGGTGCTGGTATTGATATTAATGTATTAGAAAATTCTACTGCTAGTGGAACAAATAAAAAAGTAACGAATATCAATATGGCTGTATCAAGTGCTGATGTAGATATCGACATAGACCACACAGGTTCAGGAAATCACGACACTCTTCTAGATATCAATGGTTCATTTGCTGCTAGTGATATTACAGTAAACCAAAGTGGAAATACTGATTCTACAGTTAGTATGACATTTGATGGAGCTACGAGTTCAGATATTGATGTTATTATTACGCCTTAGTATATTATTACTACTCATACCACAGTTGCTCTATGCAGCTGCAATTGGTAGTGTAGTAAAACAAGATGGTGTAACCTCTGTTGAAAGAGGTGGGGAAGAGTCTGCCCTTGAGAAAGACTCGGATATTATGTTCAAAGATAATGTGATTACAGGAAAAGGAAATATTGGTATTACATTTGTAGATGATACCAATGTGGCTGTAAGTCCTCAAAGTAAACTTGTGATAGATGAATTTATCTATGACCCCAGTTCACCATCTGCATCAAAGTTGGTAATGAATATTGCAGCTGGTACAGTACGATATGCAAGTGGTAATATTGCACATCTCGATAATCAGAACGTAGATATCAGGACACCAACAGCAAAGATACTTGTTCGTGGTACTGCGTTTAGTATGACAGTTGATGAGATAGGACAATCCCTCATCATATTACTACCCAACGTAGATGGAACTGTAGGAGAGATTGCAGTAGAGTCTGATATTGGTCAAGTGATATTGAATAGAGCATTTCAAGCAACAACAGTTGGTTCAAGAGAACAAAGACCAACACCACCTAAAATTTTAGACTTGACTGAAAGTATGATTAATAATATGTTAATCATTAGACCACCTAAGAAAAAAGAAGAACAAAGTGCAAGTCAGGAAAAGGATAAAAAGAAAAAACTATTAGATAATCTTTTGGATGAAAAGAAAGAAATTGATAAGAATTATCTAGAAGAAAAAGTAGACGAAGGGTTCACAAGTTTAGATGTAGATTTTTTACTACAAAACTTTTTAGCAAATATATTAGAAGAATTAAATAAAGCATATGATAAAAAAATAAAATTTACAAATAAAGATGGTAGAGTTGCTGGTTACAATCCAAACACTCTTGTTACAACTATTATACAAAGTGGTGAAGTTACTTTACTAAGAGAGTGGGATAACAGTAATATAGATATTACTATAAACCAATCAGATGGTGGCCATAAAATTAACATAAACCAAAAGGGTAGTGTAGTCCCAGAGATTTATACAAATGAAACAACTTATAACAATACTATTGATATTACTATACGTTAGTATATCATATGCTGATGATGCTGTAATAGTAAAACAGAGTAGTCACGCAAATAGTTGGGAGAGTAGACTAGAAGCTGATAGTCACAATGTGACTGTAGGCACTTCTTTACCATCAAATATTTCTTCCTATGAGATGCTAATAGACTTTAGATATACTACAGCTATATCAAGTAGTGATGAGACTAAAATGGAAACTGTATTAGCTAATGATGGTACAGTAGTTCTTATTGGAGAGAACAGTAACTCTTCTTTTCGGGCAAGAAATAATTCTATACAAGCTCTACTAAGACAATGGACAGGTGATAATACTATTACTTACAGTACCACTCAATACATTGGTTATAGTGGAGATGATGAACAACTATCTGATACTAATGTGTTATCAAGTTTGCCAGGTAATTGGGCATACTTAAACTTTGCTGCTGGTGGTGTCATAACTGATCTTGGAGATGATGGTGAGTATATTGCTAAGAATAGTGATGGACAGATAGGTGTGGCTATGTGGAGAGGTACTGCTCTTACAGCTAATTATCAAGGTGGTGTTGTAATTGTTATTACTGACGTTAATCATGCATCTGGTTCATATTATACAGCTGACAACGCAGAGTTTATAGACGCATTGATAGATGACCTGTTACAACAAAATGCTACTAATAGAGCTACAGGTGTATCAATAACATCAGCACAAACAACAACACGAACTGCAGCTCTAAATGCTGATAGGGAGAATGGTTGTAATGTCTGTATAACTCAGAGTGGTGCAAACTTTACTGCGAACATAAGACAAGATGGTAATGCTCATTTTATCGTAGATACCGATTGGTCTGGAAATTCAACAATAACTGGAGATAATGTAACACTTACTGTAAGACAAGGTAACGTCACAACTTCAGGTAGTAGTGATGAGAATGGATTGGGGTTATATATAAATGGAGATAACATAAACTTAACTGTTCTTCAGGGTGACCATGCAAACGACCAAGGCGAACATAAAGCAGTTGTAGATTTAAATGGAAATAGTAATGTGGTTAACTTAGAACAATATGATAGTGGAACATTATCAAAACATTTTGCATTTATAGATGTTGATGCTCTATCCAATAGTATAGATATATCACAAAGAGATAATGGACAAAAAACTCTATTCCTAGACGTGAATAATAATAGTAATGATATAGATATATTACAGAAAGATACTGGAACTCATTATCTAGATGTTACTGTTGAGGGTGCTGGAACACATGACATTGATATCATGCAACAAGGAAGTGGTAATCATGCAGCCAGAGTTTCATTATCAGGATATACTGTAGATTTTGACCTTAACCAACAAGGAAGTACTGCACAGTCATATGCAAATACATATAACTGTACCAACGCATTAGGTTGTACGGTAGCAGTCACTCAGGGGAACTAATGAAAAAGTGGATTATATCATTACTCATAATCATTGCATTATGTAGTATTAGATTTTATGATGTATGGATACTAGATGTAATACGATTAAAAGCACTAGACTCACATCAAAGACAACAACAAACTGAAATCGTAGATAACGTAGTTACGATTGAGATTAATAATGATACACTCTCAGAGTATGGTCAATGGCCATTTCCTAGAGGAGAGTTAGCAAATCATATCCATAGGTTATATGAGTCAGGTGCTGGATTAGTTATTCTTCCTATGTTATTTGCAGAACCAGATAGATTTAACCAAGACACACAGTTCCAAGACATGTTGTTAAAGACACCCACAATCATAGGACAAGTACCAGCACAGGTAACAGATGGTAATCCAGTTACTAGAGGAGTTGCAGCTGTAGGTGAATCATGGAAACCTTGGCTCTATAGATATTCTGCAGCAGTAGGCCCACTCAAAGAGTTTGCAGAATCAGCAATCGGTGTAGGAATGTTAATCGTTGCACCAGAGAAAGATGGTGTGGTTCGTAGGACACCTCTCGCAGTACAAATAGACGACCAGATATACCCATCTATGTCTATGGAGATATTAAGAGTTGAGACTGGAGATGTGAGTTATCAAATTAAAACTGGGGTTGCAGGTGTAGAAGCATTACGAATACCAAAGTACAGTATTATTAAGACAGACCAGAATGGAAACATCTGGTTAGACTTTAAGTGGAGGACAGAAACCTATGCATTACATGAGGAACTACCAAAACTAGATGGTAAGATTGTTATTCTCTCTCTTACTGCAGCTGGGTTAGATGCACCAGTACCGACACCAGTTGGAGTTATTCAAAACCATGACTTAATCGCATCTTCTGTTGCAACTATGATGTCAGGTAGAAATATCACAAGACCATACTGGACAAACTTAGCAGAACTAGGTGGTTCATTTATACTTGCATTAATCATAACAATTGTGGTCTTGACATTAAGATGGTATTATGGTATGATATTATTACCAGTTTTTCTAGGTGGTTCATACTATGGTAGTTTATATCTATTTACAGAGTATAGTTATCTAGTGGATTGGAGTTGGCCTGTATTGACCATATTTATTGCATGGTCAAGTTCTGCGTTCCTAAGATTTATGCAAGAATACAAATTACGTCAACAAATAAAGAAACAGTTTGAACATTACCTAGACCCAAGACAAGTTGCCATTCTACAGAAGAATCCAGAGAAGTTAAAACTTGGTGGGGAAAGAAAAGAGATGTCATTCTTGTTTATGGATATAGTAGGGTTTACACCTATATCAGAACATTACAAGAACAATGATGACCCAGAGGGATTATGTGAAGTGATAAACAATTACCTAGATAGAATGACAAAGATAGTTCAAAAAAATGGTGGTACAGTAGATAAGTATATGGGAGATTGTATCATGGCGTTCTGGAACGCACCTTTGGACTGTGAGAATCATGCACAGATGGCTGTCAAAACTTCTATAGAATGTGCAGATGAAACCGAGAAGATGAAGGCAGAGTTTAAGGAAAAAGGATTACCAGATATCAATATAGGTTCAGGAGTAAATACTGGTGAGTGTATAGTTGGTAACATGGGTTCTACCACACGTTTTGATTATTCTGTTATTGGTGATGCAGTTAACTTAGCTGCAAGATTAGAGGCACAGACGAGGAACTATCCAAATTGTACCACATTATATTCACAGTACACCAAAGACTTAATTGATATACCTAGTGAAGAATTAGATAGAATTAAGGTTAAAGGTAAAGAAGAATTGATAACAATTTATCAACCAAAATAAAACCCTTGACAAACCCCTAAATATTTGTTACTATGGTATATAGATAAAGAGAAAGAGGTTTAAATGAACGAATACACGCACACAATAGTTGCTGCACTATCAATATACTTCGCATGGAAGATTGGTAGAGTTGCAAATAGAAATAGTTTAGTTACACAGATAGCTGGAGATACACTCAACCGTCTTGAAAGAGAAGGTATGGTTAAATACATTGTTAAAAATGGCGAAAAGATTTATCAGAGGGTTATTTGAATTATTATAAAATTGGTTTATACACCACACTAATTACTAGTCTTGCATTTCAAGCACACAGTCAATGCTTTTATAAGAGTAATGACAACCTTACATATGTAGGACACATAGAATCTACCAAAGTAGTATCTAAAAAAGTATTTCCTTACGTAGACGATACTCGAAAATGTCGTATTACACTTCAATCAAGAATAGAAGGTCAATGGTATCCTGCTAGTGCAGAATATGTTTTTGGGCCTGACTTGTCCGAATCAGAAGCTTGTAGTCAAGCAGAGACTCGTGCAAAGAGGAAAATTATGAATGAAGTATTACCAGAAACTATGAATAGTGAAAAAAAAATAAATTGTGACTTGACAACGGTGAAAAAATCGTGTAAGGTAATATATATGAATGTGTTAATGCCTGTTATAGGTGAACAAAAAGTGAGAATGGAGACGTGTGAATAATGTTTAAGATTATATTTGGAATTATGATAGGGTATATTGCCTGTGATATAAATGCTGGAAGTGCAATAAAAGATAGTTTTGTAAATTCTGGTGCAAAAGAAATTGTTATTGAAAAAATTGAGGAGATTAACTAATGATAAAATATGGAGTAATAAGTGCATCAGCACTTTTAATTGGTTTGAGTGCATGTACTAATAAAGACGCACCAATTCTTGAAAATGGTACTGTTGAGTATAAAACAGAACAAGTGGTTGCTGGAGTGAATATTGTTCCAGACTGGTTCAAAGAAATGCCAAAACATGATAGAAATATCTATTCGGCTGGTACTGCAACTGCACCAGACATACAACTTGCAATAGACGTTGCAACACTTAATGCAAAAACAGTTTTAGCAGATAGGATTAATGGTAAGTTAGATTCTATGACAAAATCATTTGTTGCAAAAATAGGACAATCTGATATTGAATCAAGTGTTCTAACAGAGATAGAAACAGTTACTAAAAATGTAATTGCATCTGTTGATGTTGCTGGATATACTCAAATAAAACTTGATGTATTACCTGCTGGTACACAGTATCGTGCATTTGTATTGTTAGAGTATTCTGATTTAGAAGCAACTAAGATTATGATGAATAGATTAAGAAAAGATAGAATGGTATATTCTAGAATTCGTTCAACAAAAGCTTGGGAAGAACTTGAAAGAGAAGTTCAGTCTAATTTAGATGATGAAGAAGCAGAATCAATAGTTAATATTGAAAAGGTTATAGGTAGTAATGAAACACCTTCTGAGTAGTTTAATATTAACAATATCACTAAGTGGTTGCATTATGAGTGGACTACCTAGTGGTCTTGCAAATAATGGTTGTGGTAATAATTGTCAATCTAAAGATTTTTACCAGCCAGGTAAAGGTGTTTGGGCAGATGATACACCAATGTCAAAAGCAAAGATAGGTGGTGGAATAGGAACTATTGCTGGTGTTATATTATCAGTTGGTAGTGGTGACCCATTACTCATAAGTGCAGCTGCAGTTGCTGGATTAGTGATTGGACATAGTATTGGAGATACATTTGATAAAGTAGACCAGATGTATGCTACTATGATACTTGCACAATCTTTAAATAACAACAGTAATTTTGAATCATCTAGTTGGAAACACCCAACTAAAAACATTGCTGTAAATGCAATGCCTCTTACAAGTGAGGGTGAATGTAGAGAGTTTATAACATCTGTACAAGTGAACAAAGAATTAGAACAAATGCGTGGAACTGCGTGTAAGATAAATAACGAATGGCAACTAAGGGAGATATATTAATTTGAAATATAATAAACAACATAATGACAAAAATAAACCTTTTAAAAAGAAATTTGAAAGAGGAGAACGTCCAAAACAAGGACTATGTGTAGAAGTTCGTGGTGATGATATTGCAAAAGCATTACGAATATTAAAGAAACGTATGCAGAATGAAGGTATCTTTAATGAGATGCGAGAACGAGTATCATTTCAAACCAGAAGTGAAAAGAAAAGACTTGCAAGAGCTGCTGGTAGGAGAAGATGGTTAAAAGATAGAGAAAAACAAATAGAAACTAGAGGTTACTAATGTCAGAAGAATGGACAGAAAAAAATATTAAACGTCCTAAGAAACGTAAACCTATGACTGAGGAACAAAGACAGGCCGCCGCAGAAAGACTTGCAAAAGCAAGAGCTGCAAAGGGGCCTATTGAATATAAAAATATTCACCCAAAAGTTGTTGCGTTACCAGATGACCACCCATTTTCTTATATGAAAATAAAAGAATGGATGAAACACAACAGAGAATTATCAAGTTCACTTCGTAGTGATGTTAGAAGAAATATAAGTGGTTCAATTGCTAAACTTGCAAGTGTAAATGGATATCTCAAGATAATGTCGCATTATTTAAAGCATAATGATTGGACAGGCAATTATTATGGTAAAGACGAACACATGAGGATTAAATGGCAGACGATAGCACCAAAAAACCAGCAACAGTAATAAAGGGCCCTTGGAAAAAACAATCTAAAAAGAAGATAGTTAAAGTTGCAAAAGACCCAATGCATACTCAATTGCAAGAAGATTTATTATTTGCAGAAGACTTAACTGAACACCTTATGGTGCAGATGATTCATACAATGGGAGAAAATGGGTTTCAACTTGAAGACTCTAATTTTATTCGTGATATTGGATTTATAAGTGAATGTTGTAAAAGTATAATTTTTAAAGATATAGGGCTTAAACATCCATTACATTCTATTATGGGAAATCTTATGGACAAAACAAAAGGTTCGTTCATTCAATTTACAGAAAACGAATTACGAGATATGATTGGAGAAGATGATGGCAAAGAGAAATAAATCCGAAGGTATTGAATTAAATTGGAAACAAACTTTTAGTCCAACAATATTAGAATCAAAAGTACCAAAGAGATTTCTTGATATTGTTAATAATATTGGTGATGAAGTTTTGGCAGATGATGGTTTATCTAAGAAGTATGATTTTTCAGAAAGTCTTGTGGGTAAAGTATCTAAAGAAGTTGGAATACCAATACAAAATGAAGATGATTCTGTTTATTGTTTATCTATTATGAGAAACTATTGTAAAGAATATTTAAAACAAATGCAAGAATGGGGTAGGTCTTATGAATGGAATAAAGCATCTGGTAGTGCAATTCCAAAAGAAGAAAATATTAATATTTCCCAAAGTTGGATTGTAAGTCAATACAAGAATGAATACAACCCATGGCATAAACATAGTGGTCACTTCTCGGCAGTTATCTATCTAAAGATACCAGATGGTATGGAAAACCATTTTGTAGAAGAAACGAAAGACCATTATCCAGCAAGTGGATTACTTGAATTTTCATACGGAGAAGCTCAAGACATGAGGAGTGATACTCTCATGTGTAAACCAGAAGTAGGAATGATACTATTATTCCCTTCATATTTAAAACATAGTGTGTATCCATTCTATTGTGATGGAGAAAGACGAAGTATGAGTTTTAATGCATACTGGAAACCAACCAAAGGAAGAGTACTTTAAAGTGATAATAATTGATATGAATCAAATCTCAGTAGCAAGTCTGATGATGCATTTGAATATGACTAAACAAAAAACAGTTGATGAGGATATGGTAAGACACATGATTCTTAATTCTGTTCGTTTATATAGAAATATGTTTAAAGAGAAGTATGGAGAAGTAGTACTTACATATGACTCAAGACACTATTGGAGGAGAGATTTCTTCCCACAATATAAAGCTAGTCGTAGGAAAAGTAGAGAGAAAGATTTAAAAGATTGGGATAATATCTTTGGTGCTTTAAATAAGATTAAGGCTGAATTCAAAGAAAATCTACCATACAAATACCTAGAGGTATATGGTGCAGAGGCTGATGATATTATTGGAACACTATGTAAAAAAGAGAGAGAACCAATTATGATTGTATCTGGTGATAAAGATTTCATACAGTTACACAAATACAATAATGTACATCAATATAGTCCTATTGTAAAGAAACACATAACTGGACATAATCCAGACACCTATATAAGAACACACATACTAAAAGGTGATACGAGTGATGGAGTTCCAAATGTGCTGTCAGTTGATGATACATTTACAGAAGGAATACGTCAAAGACCTTTAGGAAAGAAAAAGATAGAGACTTGGTTGGAGTCTATGGACAGTATGCCAGATGAAACCAAGAGAAACTATCAAAGGAACGAGAAGTTAATTAGTCTAGATAAAATACCACAAGACTTAGAAGAACAAATTTTATCCGAGATAGATACAGCTCCTCATGGAGATAGAAGTAAATTACTTAATTATTTTATAAAAAACAGATTAAAAGAACTAACTGAATCGATAGGAGATTTTTAAATGAGTGGCACGTTATTATTATCAGAGATACTTGACAAAGTACACAAAGCAAAAACAAAAACACAAAAGATAAATATACTAAGAGAACATAATCAAGAGGCTCTTCGTATGGTAATCAAAGCATCTTTTGACCCAAAGATTAAATGGGCTATACCAGAAGGTAATGTTCCTTTTAAAAAGAATGATGCACCAGCAGGAACAGAACATACAGTTCTAGCATATGAGTGTAGAAAACTATGGCATTTTATTAAAGGTGCTGATAACCAAAATGTACAATTTAAAAAAGAAACAATGTTCATACAAATGTTAGAAGGTTTACACGAAAGTGAAGCAGACTTACTTGTTGCAGCTAAAGATAAAAGATTACATCAAGTATATAAAGGTCTGTCAGAACCAGTAGTGTTAGAAGCATTTGGTTGGACTGAAGATTACACAACACCAGAAGTACCAGTATATCCACAAGGAAGTCGATCTGCAAGTGGTATTGCTCAGTAGGAGAATAAATTGGAAATATTTCATGTGGCAATAATGCTCATATGTCTTCATGGTAACTGCACGAGTTTTGAAAGTGCCCCTTACATAAAATTAACAGACCAAGAACAATGTCAAAATATGTTAAGATGGACTTTTCAAACTCAAGCAGGGCCGTATTATGATGAAATAATAGACTTTGAAAGAGATAAACCAGAAGACATAGACATTGTTTATGCTGGTTGTGACCAAACTAAAAGAACTCAAGAAAATTCTAATGAGTGGAGAATTATTGAGGGTGTAGACCCAGAGTTATATATGCCTTCAGACCCAAATGATACACGTTGGCAACAAGGTAACACTCCATCAACAACAATGCCTGAAAATCCATTAGAGTGGGATTTGGGTAAATAAAACTTATAAAGATTTTATGTATATTCTGTCTAGAGTATTTGTTTCTAATAAATACTACAGAATATTTTATTCTATAAAGGAGAAAACTAAATGAAATTATTCATAACACTTCTAGCAACATTATTTTTATTTACTGCTTGCAAAGAAAAACCAGCTGAGGCTGCCTCTACTAATTGGAAAAAATCAGAGCATAACTATAATATACAACATGGTAATTTTGGTTTAGAGTTAAGAAACCAATATCGTTCTGATTACCAACACATAGAACCTTCATACAATCTTGGTAAAGAATGGTATGGAATGACTGCAGCTGTAAGAATAGCTGAAGAAGATGGTGCAAGAGAGTATCGTCCTAAACTAGACCACCAAATAATTAATTGGACTCCAGAAGATACAATTAATGATGATGGTACTACATCAAAATCTAATACACAATTTTGGGTAGGACATAGAATTGAGTTTAGAAATTATGAAAATGAATCAACTAATGACTATTGGCGTTATCGTGCCATTGTTAAAGTTGACATTGGATTGTCTGAAACATATAGTGTCTGGGGACAAATAGAACCTCGTTGGACATTTGGACAAGGACAAGAAGAAGATACTAAGATTGATGATATCAGAAACCAAATTGGTGTGAAGATTAATCTTGACGACAATATAAGTTTTAGTCCTTATATTGAAATTATCGCAGATAAAGATATGAAACAAGAATCTGCATACTTAGGAACAGCCTTATCATTTAATTTCTAAAGTATTTTTCATAAAAGTTAGAAAAGGGGTTGACAAACCCCTTTTTTTATAGTACAATAACTATATTGATTACAAACAAAGAAGGTTACATTATGAAAATATTATTTGAAGCTGCAACATTAGGTTTATGTTGGTTCACTATTATTCTTGCCCTAAACGCATTTGTGGGTTAACAGTTTGGTTCACACAACACACCTCTCATCTCATCATTAGAATAGTTGTGTGAATTATCAAAGGGGGGTCTTTATGGCCCCTCTTTTTTTGTTTAAACGAATCGCCTGTCAATTTTTGAAAATACTGAAATAAAAAATGTTGAAAATCCAAAAAAAGAATCCTTATAAAACAATGACTTACCTGATTCTGAAAAATAATGTTTGACATTTCCGTCAAACTTGGTATAATAGTGGTATATTAACAAAGAGAAAGAAACAAAAATGAGTGTAATAGTTTTAGAAAAAAAATACCAAGATACGGTAATTGAGTTAAACAAAGTAAAAGAACAAAAAAATGAAATGGCTGCTGATTTAGTAGAAGCACAATCTGAAATTGCACAATTAAAAAAATGGTTGACTTATAGTAAAATGACGTCAGCACAATTAAGAGATGAGTTCGCAAGTCAAGAATACATTAACCAAAAAAAAGAAAGTATATAATAATGAAAAAAGTGATGAAAAAATTTACAGATATTAATCTTGCTGTCAACAATTTAGTTGCAGCTGCAAACGCAGATTACACAGATAGACCATCTGGTGGTACTGCTAGTACAATGAAAAAAATGAATGATAGGTTCACAAAAGGTTGGGTAATTACTAAAGGTTCAAAATACATAAGATTTAGAACTGCTGACTATGGAACATGGGGATTTGTTGTGAATACCGACAATGATAAATTGTTCAAAAAAGGTGATTTGTTGAAACCTGCTGGTTATGATAAACCTGCTAGAAACAAACCGAGAGGAAATATTTTAGATGGTGGTTTCTCAATAAACTGGACTGGCCCTCTATACCTATAATTAATAATAACAATAACAAAAGGATACAAAATGAGTATGTATAATAATGACGATATAATGAGTAAAATGACAGAACAAGCATGGTTAATAGAACAATTGGAATCTACGGTAACTAATCTAACAACTAAAATAGATATTTTACTAGATTCTGACCTTGCCATTAAAAGTTGGCTCAAGAGAAACCAAGAAAAACTAGATGAATTAACCAATTCTGTAAAACCAATTGAAATACCTGAATTTCAAGGAACTATGGATGCTTTGGAAAAATTAACAATAAGGAAAAGCGTATAATGAATAAACTAGTAGCAATATTAATAGTAGTGATAATTCTAGGTGGAATTACACTATGTAGTGTAGGAGTATAAAAATGCAAGATGAAGAATATATTAAAATGAAAATGAATGAGAATGTGCTACAGAAAGTAACACCAACACATACCACAGATTGGTACATAAAGTGGGCTTCAAGTATGGTATTACTCGTGGGTATGTTACTCACCTCTAATCAGATATATCCATTAAACCTATTTGTACATTTGGTAGGATTAAGTGGTTGGTTAGCAGTGGCTATGATGTGGAACGATAGGTCACTTATCATTATCAATGCAGTAGGAATTGCAATTATGGCAAATGGATTAATCAAGTATTTTATAGGAGGATAATATGTCAGTAACAAAATCAAATGACCATAGTTACTATTATTTACAAAAAGCAAAGAAATTTGCAAACTGTACTGATAGAGAATGGGATAATATGTCAAAAGTAAAAAGGGATGAATACGAGGAACAAATAAGAGATTTAGATAACACAGAATTAAGTGAATCTTCCAATGATTACAGTTGAGAAGGGTAATCTAATTGAAGTAACTGGTGGTAACAAAAAGCAAAGACAGTTGACAGCTGATATTGCTCATTGGTGTATAAGACAACTGATGCCACGAATGAGAACTTTGGATATATGGATTCATTTAAAAGGTAGTTTAGAATTTAATGCTGAGGGATATTGTTGGGAAGGTGAAAATAATCGTGAACACTTTGTAGAGGTAAAGAAATCATTAGAAGGTGATGATTTTAAAACTTGTGTTATGCACGAGATGGTTCATGTGAAACAACAAGCTCGTGATGAGTTTCAGCCTGTATTACAAAAGATGGAAGACGAAGCATATGAGAAACAAGAAATATTATTAGAGAGGTGGAAAGATGATAAATGAAATACTAGTAGCAGGACTCCTATTACTACCAACGATAGATAGAGATGATGCAGAACCATTCTTATTACAAGAGGCAACATGCCTTGCAAAGAATATGTATTATGAAGCTCGTAATCAAGGAACTGCTGGTAGACTTGCAGTAAGTAATGTAGTATTAAATCGTATGAACGATACTAGGTTTCCTAATACCGTCTGTGAGGTCGTAGAACAAGGGCCTGTGCGTGAGAGTTGGAAGAAAGATGGTACAATGTACCCTATTAAACATAGATGCCAATTCAGTTGGTTTTGTGATGGCAAAAGTGATGACCCAAAAAATATAAAAGAATATCAAGAAATGTTGAATTTTTCCTTGACAATACTCTCAAATAGTTATATACTAGTAGATATAACAGATGGTGCTTTATTTTATCATGCAGACTATGTAAAACCCAGTTGGGCAAAGACGAAACATAGGACTACAGAAATTGGTGACCACATATTTTATACATGGGATAAGAGATGAACATATTCTACTTACATAAAGACCCTATCAAAAATGCAGAGTATCATTGTGATAAACACATTGTAAAGATGGCTACAGAGTACTGTCAGTTGTTGTCTACTGCACATAGAGTATTAGATGGTGAAATGTATCTAGGTAAGACTAAGAATAATCATAACATCAAGAGATGGCATTTGTCAGATGAACGTGAGGATATGTTAATGAAGGCAAGTCATGTCAATCATCCATCAAACATATGGGTGCGTGAGTCCAGAGAAAACTATATGGAACTCTATTTTATCTACATGGCTACCCTTGCAGAATATACTTACCGATATGGTAAAATACATGGTTCTAGTAGGGCATCAATGATACTTAAAACACCACCAAAAAACCTTCGTACCAGTAAAAATACCGAACTGACACAAGCAATGCCAGATTACTGTAAGATTAAGAATGACCCAATCTCTGCATATAGGAACTACTATATAAAAGAAAAGAAAGACTTTGTGAGTTGGAAGAACAGGCCAACACCAGAGTGGTATCCTTTAGAAAATCAGCTGATTAGGAGATAACATGCCAGACACACCTAAAAAATACGAATCACA